AGTTTTTAGAAGCTTTCAGAAAATAAATTCTTTTTCGGTTGTTTTTCAGCAGACACGAAGTGGCAATGAAAACAACCGAAAAAGAATTATTTGGAGATGGTTTTATGGAAGAACAGTTAGTTAATAATTTGCAAACTGTAGAATCTCATTTACAAACAATAATAGATAATCAAGAAAAGATTTTAAATGCTATTAGCTTTGAGAGTACTTGTCTTATATTTCTTATTGTGTGTTTTATATTAGCATTTATATATAAAACAGTTTCAAATATTATAGGTGATTTTTATTAGCAAAAGGGGGTGAAAAAACATGCCAGAAGCTGTAAAGACTGCAATAGAGGCAGGTTTTACTAGTATGACATCTATGGTTACAGATGTAGTAGTTATTGGTGTACCTGCTGTTATAGGTGTTATGGCTATTGCTAAAGGTGCTAGATATGGTATTAGGTGGGTTAAGTCTATGTTGTCTAATGCATAATAAATTTTGGGTAGTGGCTAATGTCGCTACCTTTTAATTAATTAGGGGGTGTAGTTTTGAAAAGAATAGTTTGTATTTTATTAGTTTTTATTTTTCTTTTTAGTATTATTAGTTTTTCATTTGCTAATAGTTATGATTTGAATGAATTTCCTTCTTTTGATAAGTTTTTAAAACAAACTGGTAAAACTGATTATGTTTTTGTTAGTGAAAGTGGGAGAAAAAATGTGTATCTTTTTAATACTTCTAGCCTTGTGTGGCTTGATGATTCTTGCGTTAATTTAGTTATTGAAGATGATAGTAATATTAGAGAGCTTAATTATCGTGGTGGTTCTTGGTTTTTAAATGATGAAATTCATTCTAGAAGGATTTCTCTGTATAAACCTACTTTTTTAAGTTCTTCAGTTAATATTTATTATGAGGATCTTGGTGTTGGCGATAAGCCAGATGAAGAAAGAATTTTATTTCATGCAGATAGTTTTTTTTTACACAATCCAGTAGTGGAGTTGATGAAGCAGGGCAAGATGACAGTAATGGAAGTAGTCAAGATAATAACAATTCTAATACTAGCAGTAGTACCGACCACTCTTGGATTAATTCTTTTGGCTCGTCGATTATTAAAGGTTTTCAGAGGATTATTCAGCCGATTATAGATTTTTTAGATGGTTTAGTTAGTAAGCTTAGGGATTTATTGAAATGGGCATTTTATGTTGATTTTGACAAAATTAAATCGCATATAAACTTTAAAGAAAAATTAGAACAAAAATTTTCTTTTTTCTTTCAAATAGCAGATAGTTTAAAACAGATAAATTCTATGCAACAAGAACATGAAGGAAAATTTTATATGAAGCTTCCTTCTTGGTTGGGTGGTACTAGAGTATGTTTTTTAGATTTAACATATGCAAAGCCTGTTTTAGACTGGGGAAAGATATTTCTTCGATGTGCTTTGTGGATAGCTTTTGCTAGATTTATATTGAATAAGCTTGATGTTAAGCTGCATGTTGGGTAGGTGAAAAAATGCAGGATTTAGGACTTTTGGAAGGTTTATTAGTGTCAGTTATTAATTTTATAGGAAATATGATTGACCTTATTCCTAGCTTTGATTTAGGTATAGGAGATAAGCTTTCAAATTCAATACAATATATGGCTAATCTAGTTGCAGGAGCAGGTATATTAATACCAGTTAATGATATATTTTTTATTTTATCTCTCATGATAGGTTTTAGGTTATTTATGTTTACAGTATTTGCAGTTAACTGGGTAATTAGACGAATAGCAGATATTATACCTTAGTGGAGGTTTGTATATGTTTTTTAGGAAGAAAAAGAGTAAAAAAGAAATATTGTTTGAACAGGAATTAAAGAGAAGGAAACAGTTGCAAAAGAAGATTAAATTAGAGAAGCGTAATAAAGAGAAAAAAAGACAAAAATGGCTAAAACAGCATAAGAAACAGTATATTAGAAATTTAAGAAAAAAGAATTTTAAACTTTGGTTTAAGTGGAAGATAACAAAGATGAAATTACCTTTTTTATTTGACTTGTTTCGCTGGCTTTTGATAGACATGATTAGGGGAAAAAAGAAAGCATTGTGGGGAATTTATATATTTGTTGCTAATCCGGGAGAGGGTAAAACTTTATCAATGGTAAAACATATTGAAGAAAAGCGTAAAGAAGACCCAACAATTAAAGTTTATACTAATTTTAATTATAAAGGACAAACAGGGGCTATTCGTTGTTGGCAAGATATAGTTAGAGCAGAAAGTAATTCGATTATAGCTTTAGATGAAGCACATTTAACGTTTGAATCTACTGATTTTAGAAATTTCCCACCTGAAATGCTTGCACAGCTTAGTTTGAATAGAAAACTTAGAAAACAATTTATATGTTCTACACAACGTTATGAGCGTTTAAATAAGAATTTTAGAGACCTTGCTAATTATGTTGTTCTTTGTAAAAATCATTTTGGTTTGGATAGGTGGTTTACTAGATATTATTTTAAAAAAATTGATTATGAAGCTCAATTTACAGGGAAAAAATCAAGAGCTGATTTTATTAAGCCTTATGTTGCTAGTGATGATTTATATAGGAAATATAATACTTTACAATTAGTTGAAAAACTTGCTGAAGAAATAGAAGACTTTGAAGTAAAACAAAATGAATTATTGCCGAAGATTGAAGCATTATTAGAACACCAAGATAATTTAGAACCTAAAGAAATTAGAAATATCATTAGTATAAGAGATAGAATTGTAAAACAAATAGAAGATATAAAAAGAGAACAAGAAAAGAAAAAGATATTAGAAAAAATTGAAACATTGAATATTGAATTAAAAAAAGAGCTCGAGAAAGTAATTTAATAAAAAAAAAGACCATCGGGCGTAGACTGATTTTGAAAGCTTAGCGATAAAGACCATTTAAGCTAATAATCCCTTATGTTCTATTAGCTTATAAGAGTATTTATTTCGGAGGGATAGCTATTCGCGACCCTCCAACTTTCGAGCGTAAGTGTCAAAAACTACGTCGACCAGCTCATAAGAAAACTAAAAGACATATAACAAACTAACGTGGCGAAGTATTGTTTTGATAAATTCATAACTTACTCTTAGCCATTTTAAAAAAATCGTAGTAAGTAGACCTTTCGGGTCGAATAGCTTCACTTGAGTAATTGGACACTTAATGCGAAAGTGTCCGGTTAAAAGTAAAAGATGGCTAATCTAGTTGCAGGAGGGGGTTTTAACTATGCTAGATTTAATGTCTTTCAATTTTGAAGTAAAAATAGCCGGTAGACATATAACATTAAAAAAATATACAAAGACTAATCAATTTAACTTTACAGTTAAAAATCCCCCTTCTACAACTAAACGTGGGGAGAGCGATAAAAATAGAGAAAATTTCATAAAATCAATTATTAGAGCAAGAAAAAAAGTATTTGACATAATAGCTTGTAATATAAACTGTATTCCAGATTATCATGGAAATATTCAAAGACCAAAGTTTTGGACATTAACTTTTGCTGAAAATGTAACGGACCTTAAAACTGCAAATGCTGAATTTACAAAGTTTAATAAACGTCTTTCTTACTATCTTTATGGAGTAAATAAAAATGTACTTAAATATATATGTATTCCAGAATTTCAAAAGCGCGGAGCAGTTCATTTTCATGTGTTGTATTTCAATTTGCCATTTATAGAACAAAAAGAATTTTCAAAAATTTGGGGACTTGGTTTTACATTTGTTGAATCAGTTAATAAAAAAGAAGAAATAGAAGACTTTGCAAAATATGTTGCTAAATACATAAATAAAGAAAATTCAAAAGGTGAAGATAACTATGAAATATATCTTGAAAAAGGACTGCTTAATCAAAAAAGATATTTTGTATCAAGAGGATTAAACAAGCCAGACATTTTTAAACTTAACATAGACAAAGAACTTTATGAGTCATTTATAGCTATGCTTAGAGATTTTCATGTTACTAGTCACGAATATGAAAATGAATTTATTGGCAAAGTAGAAATTAATAACTATGAAATAGAAAATAAATCTATTAAAGATATGATTATAAATGCAATAAACACAATATATAAAATCATGAAATCAGTATATAACAAGTCAGTAAAAGTTAGATATAGAGATGTAGAAAAAATGATAGATGCAGATACTTATTATTCTATTGAAGCTGTTATGCATAAAGCTAGAATTTATTATGAAAAGCGACAAGGAGTGGTGGTATGATAACAATTGAAAAAGCTAAAGAATTATTTTTGATAGACCAACAACTTAAAGGAAATACAGAAATAACAATATCTAATTATGATAGATTTATAGATTATTTTATTCATTTTTTAGGTTCTGACAAAATGATTGATACTTTAACTTTGCAAGATATAAAAAAGTATCAAATATATCTTATGGATAAAGATAAAAATTATAACTTCGAAACTGATTTAAAGAAAAAAATCTCTAAAACTACAATACAAACTTATATGAGAGCAGTTAGAGTTTTTATAAACTGGTTATATAAAGAAGGTTATATTGCTGAAAATATTGGAGAAAAATATAAATTACCAAAAGCACCTAAAAAAGTTGTAGAAATACTCAGTGAAGAAGAAATTGCAAAAATTTATAAAGCAATTAATGATAATACTGAGTTCGGACTTAGAAATAAATGTATGATAAGTTTAATGTTAGATAGTGGTTTAAGACGTGATGAAGTAATTACTTTGAATATTGAAAATGTTCATTTTACTCAAAATGTAATTAAAGTAACTGGTAAAGGTCAAAAAGATAGAATTGTACCAATGGGATTATATACAAAAAAATTGCTTTTTAAATATGTAAATGGTTATAGACCTATGCCAGATTACCCTACTAATAGATTATTTTTAAGTC